AGTCAACGTTCTGATCGGGCTGGACAACCCAGATGAGCTCCTTAACGGGGTGGTTAAAGTTGAGCTTGATCTTGTTGGAAGAAGAGCCGACAGACTCGTCACCAGTGAACTGAAGCTGCTCGATAAGGTACTCATGGGGGTTCTGAGCCATGCGTCTGCGCTCATCAGTGTCCAAGAAGACGTAGTCGACGTAGAGAGAGGCAGCGACGAGAGACTGGTTGTAAGCGGTGTTGACGCGGCCACCGTTGGAGGTGTTGTTGGTGCCGCAGCTGAGGGAGCCGACAGCCCACAAGCACTCATCAATGGGACGAATATCGAGGTTAATTTTGACCTCGTGGTACTGAAGAGCGATGAGGGGAAGGGCAAGACCGGGGTTACGGCAGTACCAGAACTGAAAGGGCACATAGAGGGTAGTCTCGGGGAGAGCATTGCGGGGAGCGCAAACCTGACGAGGGGCGTTAGCCTGGCAGGGACCATCGATGGCGTTGAAAGAGGGATCAGTGATGAAGGTCAACTCGGTGGTGTTTCCAACCATAGCATAGTAACCGGGCTGCTGGTCAACGGGAAGAGTAAGGTTGTTCCAGATGTGCATCCAGTCACCATACTGGCGGTCAATGCGCTGACCACCGATCTCAACCTCAACCTGAGAAATCAGCTGCTCACCGGGGAAATCGAGCCAACGGGCATAAACACCGTCCTGGTTGGTGCCCTTCATGGACTGGTTAATCTCAGGGAGAGTAACCTGAAGGTAAGTGCGGTAAGCCAAATCACCATTACGAGAAATGGTGCAGGTTACACGACGACCAAAATCGGCCTGACCGTTAAAAGTCTGCTCGATAGACTCCATTGCGAAGTTGGTGTGACGTTTGTAAGACACCTTCCAAAAGGTAATCTGAGGGTTGCCCGTAAGATAAACATCCTGGGCGCCGTAAGCTACAAGTTGCATAAGACCTCCTGCCATTTTTGTGTATTATAATATTGCTAAAGAAAAAAATTTTATAAAAAATCTTAATTAACTTTTTATAAATTAATAATTAATAATTAATATAATCGAAAAATCGAGAAAATCAACAAATCAACAAATCAACAAATCAAGAAATAATGTTGTTCATATTGGATTTCAGAAAATTTACTAAATATTCGTCAGAGTATATCTCCGTTTGTTTTTCATGCTTTTTCCTAAAAACATAGTCATCATCCCTTTTCCTTATACTCCAGCCATTTTCTAAAGTATTCATTAAAAATATCATCAAGTAAATATCGTTTTTTTGTTCACTATTTATATCCAAATTACCTTTATCTATTAACATCTTTAATGTATTAATCCCCTCTCTTAATGGTATTATGTCTTCTTTCTTTTTAGTTATTTCTAAAATATCTTGCCTGTGTCCCAGCCGTTGCTCATTGCTTCGATTATTATATATTTTATTAATAACACGTTTATTTAAATAATCTTCGGTTATAATTTCTGTTGTAGAATCTTCTAAATTTTTCAAATAAAATATAGTTTTTCTTTTTTTTATTGCCCAGTTTTTTTCTAAAGAGTTAATAATAAATTTCATTTTGTAATATGTTTCTCTCTTAATATTCACAATATCCAATGAATCTATATTTATATTTGTCTTTAAAACATTTGTACTAGACTTCGATGTAGATTGCTTATCGTGTAGTTCCTCTTCTATATCAATTGTTTTACCATTTTTAGTACATACGTCTAAATCATTCGATAACATTATTTTATTTTTATAGAGAAAACATTAATACATTTCTAACATTATTCATAGTTTCATATTTCGCAATTATACAATTTTATACAATTTTATAAATTATAATACATTCTAAACATTACCGTGTTTTATTTTTATTTTATATGTATATATTTACCCTGCTATTTGGTGTTCTTTTAATAGTGTTGCGTTATGAAGCAAAGAAAATGTTTTGTTTTCACTAGAAAAATAACTTGGATAAAGAATGCTCCAATCTAACCCCTCGTCAAATAAGGTTAACTTTGTATAAATATACCCGATAAAAGCACTACAAAAAAATCTAGACGTTTTCTGAGGACGAGGGTCCTTCTTACAGTATGCTTCTATCCAATCCGTAATAACCATATCATACGGTTTATCGTATACAACTTTATGTATTTCTTTTAACTTTTCACAGTTAAATATTTTGTTATACTTTTCCGAATTTTCAAACACGATTCTGCGAACATATATTTTACCACCATATGTTTTAATAAAATGATCATAGGGAACAAACTGTACGCCAAATTTCTTCGTATTATCTTCCGGATCTGGAACATCTGAAATACCCGATGTCCAAACATATGTCCCCTTTAATGAAACGTCTGTAAATTCCGGATCTACTACAATCATACCAACATGAGAAAAATCACTCTTTGTAGCAAATTTTATAACCCAACTAAGTAATCCCCATGAACTATATTGAAGATCGTCGCATAAAAGAAGATCGCCGGTCTTTAATTTACGTCTCATATCGGCCATATCAGCCATTTCAACCATCTCGTTCGTTTTTATATTATATTATAAAAAATATAAATAATATAAATAATATAAAAAATATAAATAATATAAATAATATAAAAAATATAAAAAATATAAATACTAAAATAGATATAATTATTAAATATTATATATTAAAAAAGTTATACTTATAACAATATAATAGATATATATAGATGCCATCTTTTAAACATAAAACAAATAAAAAAATTTTAGTAGACAAAAAAAGAATAATGACATTGGATAGTGTTCATCGCGAACTACAGTCTGAGTTTAACTTAATTAATAGCGATGTTTTACCTACATTAATTCGTAAAAAAAATGAAATAATGGAAAAGTTAAATAATCCCGAGACTATAGTAGACGTTAATGAAAAAATAGAGTTACAAGATTCTTTATACGATATAAAAGAAGAAATTTATAAAAATAAGAAAAAGATTAAAGATTATTACTTAAACAATAGTAGATTTATTTTTGATTATTTTGAAAACAAAAAAGAAATTACAAATGGGACAAGCAAAACCACTATCCTTAATTCCTTCTTTAAAGTTAATGATAAATCATTTGATGAAAACGCCTTAACTCGTGCGAATGATAACAATGTTCAAAAGTTTTTTACAAATCTTGACCAAACTTTTATTAATATAAATGATTACGTTTACGCCACCGATATATGTCAATCATGTAATAAAGGAGAAATGATTCCTGTCGAACATGAGGGAATTATGGTATGTAATGTATGCGCAAAACAAGTTACCTATCTTATTGAAAATGAGAAGCCGTCTTATAAAGAACCACCCAAAGAAGCATGTTTCTACGCTTACAAAAGAATTAATCATTTTAAAGAAATCCTCGCGCAGTTTCAAGCAAAAGAAACTACGCAAATCCCCGAAGAAGTTCTCGAAAATATAAAGCAACAGCTTAGTAAAGAACGAATAAATCTTTCGAAATTTACAAATTCAAAAGCAAAAGAAGTTCTTAAAAAATTGGGCTATAATAAATACTATGAGCATATTCCCTTTATTAAAGATAAGCTCGGTATTAAACCGCCGATTATGACGCCGGAATTAGAAGAGACATTATGTAATCTTTTTATGGAGATACAGGGGCCTTATGCGAAATTTTGCCCGGATGATCGTGTGAATTTTTTGAATTATTATTATACGGTTTATAAACTGTGCGAGCTTCTTGAGAAGAGCGAATTTCTTTCTTATTTTCCAATGTTGAAAGATAAAGAAAAACGAATCGAACAAGATGATATTTGGAAGAAAATTTGCGAGGAATTAAATTGGGTTTTTATTCCGACGCAATAATATTAACAAATATATTTTTTAAATCTTCCAGTGTGATAAATTGTATCAACTAAAACAGCAAGTAACATTGGAAATTGCCATACTGAAAATATACGGTTATGTGTATTATCTTTTGAAAATAATGTAACAATCATGATGTAAAAACTAATAAGTAAGCATATAAAAAGAAGCGATACAAATATAAATTGAATAGAGTTTAAATTTAAATATAATTTGTTTAATGTTATCATTTTGTGTTATGTATTATATACTATGTTATATACTATATTAATAATACAATATTTTTTATTATAAATATTGTATTAATGACAAATGGTTATTTTATGTATTTTGCCTTTATCTATGTTGCCTTTATCTATGTTGCCTTTATCTATATTGCCTTTATCTCTTTTTAGATGTTCGTTTTATTGTTTTTCTTTTATTTATTTTGTTTATTTGTTTTATTGTTTTTCTTTTATTTATTCGTTTTAGTCTTCGACAGCTTTTGCCTCCACCTTGGGGTTTATTTTTATTCAATTTTACCTTACTTATTCCCCATGGTGATGGCAATTTAGGTGTCCCGCTATTTACCCAATCACGATGTGTCAGCTTAAAAGTAGTAAAAAGACTATAGTTATCGCGAAGTTCATTGGGAGAAATGTTTCTTATATGTGGATACATTGCAGATAGTCTACCGTCATATATCGGAGCAAACTTGTCAGTTGAACTTAAATTATACCAAAACGTTTTATCAATATTAAACCTATAAATTTTTCTATTAGACATAAGTTCTTGTAATAAAAGTGGTTGGTGTTTCTCTGCGTAACCATAAACTTCGTTCCCTGTTAGTACAAAATCTCTACATGCTGTATCATTTTTTAAAAAAGACTCACAACTATGTGACCTTTTTTTACGCATATACCCAAAGTCTCTATGTGGAGTAGCTGAAGATCCTAATGTTTTCAATCTTTTTACTTTCTGTTGTATAAATGAATCAAGTGGCACAAATGTATCATATGTTTCATCAGATATTTCAACATCACCTACAAATATTTTGCAACTAGAAACCGGTTTTTTTCCATCCCATGGAACTGGTTCTGGCTGTTGCGGTGACGTCATAAATAATTGTACTAGTCTTACAGATTTAATATCATTCGGATCTGTTACAGCATACATACCTTCACTACCAATATCATCACTCTCATAATCACTATCACTATCACTATCACTACCACTACTAGTACCTTGAGACATTGTTATAATAAAGACAGAATAATATTTTATACATGTAAGTAATAATTATTTATTATTTAAATAATGAATATTAAATAGTAAATACCAACCCTTAAATAATCACCTTTATCTTATTTAAAATTTAAAGTTTAAAGCTTGAGAGGTGTGGGGAAGCCAACAAGGTTAGCACCAATACCGAAGCCGGCACCAGTTCTAGCAGAAACGGCTAAAGTGGGGACATAAACATCGAGGATCGCAAAGGTGGCAGCGGCTACGAGAGAAATCAATGCGATTTCGTCCAGTTTAAGAGAGCGAGATGGTATGGAGTAAGCAACTATCGCGACGCAAAGACCTTCAATAATATACTTAATAAAGCGCTTAAAAAGCTCACTAAAATCAAGTGTTCCGTACATTATAAATATAATGTAGAAAAAAATATTATGTAATATTTTATATATTGTTAA